CGGATTAGTTGTGCAAATCGGAACTGAAACTGAGTATCCCGATTTAGTTGATGATTTGGCAAATCGCGCACTATCTATCTTCAAAGAAACTATGGCAAACGCCAAAGAAAATGATATTGATGTCAGCGATATGCGACTAATCACCAGCGATTATGGTGATGACCTTGAAGATGATGACTAATGTGTTTGCAATGCGGTAATTGCGCAAAAGAACACCCATACGATTTAGATTCTGCTATTGACGCTTCTGTAGATTTCAATAGCAAAACTAAATTGACCACCAGCCTTGTAATTCAGCCTTGCCGCTAGCAATCCAATCTTTATGTTGTTCTGCTACTAACTTCCAATCTATTTCGTGTGTTGGTTTATCGCACTTAGGACATATATCGGCGTTCATAATCCGATAAACGTGTTCGCAAATTAGTCCAGCCATATTTTATATTCGGCTGTAACGCGACCTTTGATTGGGTCAATAAAATGTAATCGCTGACTAGGCGTAGCACTTGCCGCTAACAAATCGCGCGCATAACGATTATCTGATTCTGTACTACCTGTTTGATATACAGAACCAGCGCCATTAGCCATAGGCCAGCAAGCGTGCGTATGGTAGTGACCGATATAAACGTCACGGAATTCCCACGGATATGCTCCTGAACGCCAACGATTAGCGTGTTGAACTATCGCTGTAGGTGAAGCAAAACCATTTCTACCTACTTCATCTCCGTGAATCAAAAGCGCGCGATAGTTTCCAATCTCTACGCGTTGTACGTCATCAGGGCAATCTTGCCAAGTTAATCGCTTTTCATTACCTAATAACTGACGTGCTAATTCGTAGCACATTCGGTCAAAGTTATCGCTACGTGGAACGTTATCGCGTTTGCTTCCAATTCTTCCGTGATTACCCCACTCACTAACTACAGTTACGTGCTTGTAATTAGATAAAGCAAAGCGCACTACTTCTACGCATAACCGCGAAACATTTACATATTGCTCAAATAACGTGGAATCAATCTCGAACGCTTGGCTTGGAAAGTTAAACAAGCCTTCAACCATATCGCCACCAAACATAATTGTTACGTCATTTACAGGGTGGTCTGCTCTTTGTATTTCTGTAATTGCTACCGCTTTTTGCGCAAATTCCATAACGCGCTTTTTCATAATCTCGCTGTTATAGGTAGTTGTCTTTTTGCTTCCTTGCCAATCCGTTAAATGCCAAAGGGCAACTTCCGATTTCTTTTTACTCTTTGCGATATTTGGTTCTGGAACGTTTGGGATTGGTCCAGCCGATAACGTTGCGTCATACGCGGCAGTACGCGTTACTTCTACAAGTTCGTCAATCTTTTGTTTAGTTTGTAATAGTTTTTTTTGCGTACGCATTAACGCTCTGCGTAATTCGACTACATCACTAGATTCAATTCCTTCAGGTAAATCATTAAAATGGTCGTCAAGAGCCATAATTCATTTCACTATCTTTTAGGGAAGAAGGGTGTTGCTTTTTTGCTACGTCATAAAACGCGCAACTTTGTCCGTGTGTTGTATATCCAATTTTGTCTAGCCAATTATCTTCGTGTTCAGGATTCTTAAACGCGCGAACAGTTTTGAACGCGTCCATCATTAACGCTACCTTGTATGGTTCAATAGGCGCGGTACCAAGTAACGCACCCCATACTTTTCCGATAGTAATGAAGTTTGAATAAAAATCGCCGTGATTCATTTCGCGTTCTTCAAGTATGGCTTTTATACGTTGCTCTTGCACCGACATAAACCTTTCTTATGGTTAGCGATACTTATTTCAGCAATCTTGTAACCTTCTTTGCGTAACGCACTAGCAAGCGTTATATCAGGCAAACCTTTTTCCATAGCATTAAACAAGGCTTTTCTGTCTGCGTCATTTAATTTATTTATGAGTTTTACAAAAGGACATATCCCAGTATCAGTTCCCTTAAAGCGGAACTCTTCAATAGAATCTTCTAAAGACATATCAAAAGAATATCAGAGCAGATATACAAAAAGAATCCCAACACGCCTTCCCCATGCGTATTGGGATTCTTTTAGGTCACGGTTGTGAAAACCGCATTATTTAGTTTTAGTAGCAACCTTTTTGATTTTGGCTTCTACCTTATTTGCAACAATACCAAACGCAGGGTCAGCCTTGTCAAGTCCACGAATTGCTGGACCAACTACAGCCGCAACTACGCCAGCCAATACCGCTTTCCAATCTGCGTCAGGCTTGGCTACCCAAACTGCTGCCGCAGTAATAGCGAAATGGCGTACTGCTGATTTAATCTTTGCAATATCTTTTGCTTTCATTTTTCTCCTATGGTCGGGCTACAGCCATTACAAGAGAGTAGGCACGTTTCTTTTGATACACGCCGTCTCCATTTGCCTGTGAGCCTTTTTTATCTGCTGATGTATTTCCTTCAATACACCATAGATATTTGCCGTTGTTCTTAACGACAATTCCAACGTGGTCAGGTTCAGCGTCATTATCGAATTGAAAAAATGCTATGTCGCCAGCCTGAGCCTGTCCTATTGGTACTAACTTGTTTTTCTTAGCAAACCATTTCAAGCCAGCGTCACAACTAGCAAAACCTTTTTTAGTTGAGGCGGCAATCTTCGCGCCTAATTCAGCCTGTACAAAGCACCAAGAAACAAACATAGCGCACCAAGGCTGGTTGTTTAATCCGTACCATTTACCAAATTTTGTATCGTTATTTGTGCCTTCTTGAAAACCAATTTCTTGTCTAGCAATATTTACTACGCTCATTATGCCTTCTCCAAAAGTATGCGATAAATTTCATCTATGCGCGTTTCTAATTTACAAACTTTATCGTCAATATCTTTGACTTTATCTTTTATTGAACCGCCCCCATTAGGTTTCAACTCACTTAAATAATGCTTGACTAAATGGCGAACGCCAACAGCCAAACTGCCCATAAGCGTAGTGATACCTACACAAACACCGACCCACTCATTGACGCTCATATCAAGTCCAGTTCAATATCCTTATAGTTCCAGCTGAATCAACTATCTTGGCTTGATTAGTTGTAGTGTTAAGCCAAGCGTCACCAATTCTGTAATTAGTAGGGTCAGATGTTACAGCAGGAAACGTGAAACGTGTAGCGGTTTCTAACTTTTGAATACGTGTATTTATGTCTGCAAAAATGGAGCGCAGGTCGGCTGGTTGATTGATATATGCCATATTAACCTCAGTTTGACGTATTAGTTAAAGTTAATGTTACACGTTCTGGTCCATCTTCACCGGGCTCAACTGTGATTCCTACAATACGTAAAACAGTATCAAGCGTAGTTGGGTATCTTGCGTCTGTTATACGTAAGCGCGCGTCATCTCCAATAGCGTACGTTCCAAATTCAGGTTGTTCATACGCAGGAACAATTACTTTGTAAATCGTTACAGGGTTACTAATTGCTTGTACTTGACCTGACGCTAATTGTGCTAAATAAGTTGAATCTGTAATTTCAGAATAATTTATAGCGGTTTCTAGTAACGGCCAACCGTCAGCAAACTTGGTTGAATCACTTGCGCTTTGAATCAACTTACCTTCGTTGCTACCTGCGCCTAATGTATAAACAGTATTGGCTGTAATGCTTCCGTCTTCAGATAAATCATAATTAACAATATTGCTTGCAGGTAACTCAAATACAGGCGCGCTTGGATTTGAAGAACTGTATGGCGTACCAAGTCGCGGATAACCTAAACGTAATGTTTTTGACGGATTACCTGAGCCGTTATACGCAACTTGGATATTGAAATCAAAGCCGTCTAACTGACGTGCTAAATCTTGTATTGCTTGATAAACCTGTTTCTTTTCATAACCATAATAAGTTCTTGAAAGCAATACGCCTGATGTTTCTGTACCTACTTGTACGCCAATATTTCCATAAGGCGCGGATTGTGCAAGAGTAATCAAGTTTTGTGCTATACCTAATTGGTCTTGATTAGTAAAAGAAGTTGTTGTGTTAATCAAACGGCGTTCAAAATAACTTTCAAATTCGCGCGCGTTGATAGTTAATTTTTGAGAATCGCTCGAATATGGTCTGCCCCAAATAACACCGCCCCAAATTAGCGTTCCATTTCTATCTACATAAATACCTGTCTTGCCAGGAATTGTTCCGTTAATAGCGTTATATGCATCTGTATTAATGCCTGAAAGCAAAATAGAACCTTGAAACGTTCCTGCTTGATTTAATTGTTGAGTAAAAGAAACGTCTGTTAATGGCAATTCTGCAATAATGTTATTTGTTAAAAGGTCAGCAAACAAATAACGATATGTAGTAGCCATTATTTATATTCTTTCTTGTTCCAATACATTTTTTTGTATCCGTTATAGAATACTGCTCTTAGTTTATTATGAACTTTATCGTATTCTGTTTTGTCAAACGCTTCTATTTCCATTTTGTAACTTTCGCGCTTGAATGGAATTACTTGTGCTATTGGAGTACCAGCAGGAATAGTGCCTTCAAACTTAGGGTCTTTCAAAACAAACGGCAAGCCTACTGGTAAAGAATAATCATCAGTATCAACAATTCCTTCCATAATTGTAAAAGGAATATCTCTGTGTAACGGATTCAAAAACAAACAAGAATAACCTTTAGGTGTTTTTACAATCCAATCGTTACGCCATTTAGGAAAATCTCTATCGCGTAAAACGTTAGGGTGATTTACTGCTTGTATAACAGTATGAAAATCAAGTGCGTTGCCGCGCGCCCATAAATAATAAGGCTTGCCATTATCTTGTGAAACATATACGTCAGATTGCGAATAAATTATGTATCCTGCGGTAAGTGCGTCAAATACAGGCATACATTTTTTTATAGTTGCGCCAACTTGCCCACCGGGAAAAACTTCACCTTTTTCTCCTAAATAAGAAAAGGTGTTTTTGTACCAATCTGGAATTAACTGCGAAGCAGGCTGTGGCGGATATTCGTAAAAATCTGCCGCATTACTGAATTTAATAATTTTAGACATTTGTGCCTTCCTTGTAACAAATGTTATTCAACGTTATTTATTGGTTCCGTTTCAATAATAGCAGGTTGTTCAAATACTTTTTTCTTTGAATCGAACTTCAAACCAATATGCGCAGGGTTATCTTCAAAATATTCAACGCAAACTTTTCCAGTTACCGATACCGCAATTTCTTCGTTATCTGCAACAATGATATTTTCTACAACATCATTTTCAATAACAGCAAAGTTTCCCATTTTTTATCCTTTCTATGGTTCAAAAAATTTTCCGTTTTCATATTTACCGCCAATCCACGCAGGTGAATTAAGTTCGGTCATTAAAACATATTCTACATTTTCTATATCTGTTTTTTGCCAATCCATTCCAATTACTACGCCATTTTCAATAACGGCATACATAGTATGAGGTAAAGATTCAGCAAAAGATTTACCAGTAGATAAGGACTGCTCCTGCTCTACCAGCGCCACCAACGCTTGCTGTTCCTGTGGTTGAACCGCCTCCACCACCACCGCCACCTCCGTTTCCATAACCAGTTCCTGTTTGTCCAGCATTACCAGCGCCATTTGGTATTCCTCCAGCACCGCCAGCACCAGCATTTCCAGTAAATCCTGTTCCTGTTGTTCCAGCCGCACCAGCAGTTCCAGCACCCGAACCTGCTCCACCGCCTCCACCAGCACCGCCACCATTATTGAATTGTGCCGCAGTTCCAGCCGCACCTGCCGCACCGCCAGTTCCACCTGAACCTGCGCCTGAAGCACCTAAAGTTCCAGCAGAACCATTTGAACCGCCGTTACCACCTGCTCCACCAGCCGCACCTGCTCCTGCGCCACCGCCACCGCCCCCACCGCCTGAAGCACCTGAACCGCCAGTTGCGCCTGAGCCACCAGCGCCACCAGTAGCGGTTGAAGGTGCTAAACCTGCGGCACCACCATTAGCAGTAACAGTTCCGTAAGCAAAAGCAATAGAACTTGCGCCACCAGCGCCACCTACACCACCAGCCGCACCTGCGTTTCCAGCCGCGCCGATTGTGATATTAACTGTCGCGGTGTTATTTGCAAATAAACCAAATGCTGTTCCACCAGCACCACCACCGCCTCCACCGCCACCGCCTAGCGCACCTGCCGCCGCACCGCCAGCACCGCCACCGCCACCGCCAACTACAACAAACCAATTTGCGGTAGTTGATAAAGCATAAGAAGCATTACTGCTTGTAACTGTTGTTCTTAAAGTTGGCGCAACAGAAGCAGATGACGCTGGAACTTGACTAACACCCATTTTTTATTTACCTCACCAGTAAAGAAATACGAAACCTGAACCGCCAGCACCACCGCTTGACGGAGAACCATTTACGTTTGCTGAAGCACCGCCACCGCCACCGCCACCGCCACCACTATTAGCAGAAGCCGCAGAACCATTAGTGCCTTGTGTAACTGTGTTGTAACCGCCTGCGCCACCATTGGCGCCAACAGTTCCGCTTACATTACTAGCCGCGCCACCAGTTCCACCTGCGCTTGGGGTTGCTGATTGATTACCGCTACCACCGCCACCACCACCACCTGAAGGCGCAAATGTAAAACTTGTTCCTGTTCCTTGACCGCCACCGGGTCTAGTTCCAGTCCCATTACTACCTAGAGTTCCGCCATTACCGCCGTCACCACTACCACCACCTGAACCACCGCTACCGCCTTGACATTGATTTGTTGAAGTAGTTCCTACTCCACCGCCACCACCAACAGCAATAACGCTAAAACCATTTATGTAAGTTGTTCCACCACTACCGCCAGTAGTACCACTTGAACCAGCATTTCCGCCAGCACCAATAGTTAAACTGACTTTTCCAGTTAATGAAGCGCCAGCAAACATACCCATAACCATAAAACCAGCACCGCCACCAGCACCGCCAGAGCCGTTGTATGCAAAGTTGGCAGAACCGCCACCACCGCCACCACCGCCACCACCACCGCAAGCAATATAAAATACTTGGTCTATTCCTGCTGGCAACGTAACTGTCTGCGAAGAATTGTATTTAGATTGCTGTGTAGGAACTGTTGTGCGACCTGTGCTAACAGTTGGAAATGTATTGACAGCCATTAAACAATCTCCACTCCACTAATATGGAAGTTAATTGTTGTGGCTGAAGCACCGCCTGTAATTGTTTGAGTAGCGGTAAGCGTTTGTTTAATATCTAAAGTAACGATGGAGTTAGCCGCAATTGCTACTGTTGTTGCCATAGCAATTTGACCTGCCGCTGGACCCATAGCCAAAGTAAATGTTCCTGCTGAAGCCGCAGTATTAGTAATAACAATGTTTGTTACTGCGGTTGTAGTTGAGGCTGGAACTGTATAAAGAACAGTTGTAGTTGTTGTTGTTGCCGCACCCCTAAATAACGGCTTTAATGTTGCTGCCATATTATGACCAACCTCCTGCTAAATCAATCTCTAAAATATCTGTAAGCGAACCTAAACTTCCTGTGCCAGTTTGTGTAAAACCAGCGGCAGTAATAGTAGCAGTTGAATCTATAGAAAGTGTGACCGCACCGCTAGTTCCGCCACCTGTTAATCCTGTACCTGCTGTAACGGCTGTAATATCACCAGCAGGAAGCAAAGTAGTTGCTTCTACTCGTGTATCTGTAATGTTAGCGGTAAGAATTTGTGTAGCACCTGCCGCAACAGCGACAGTAGCCAAAGAAATTGAGTTTGCTGGCGTAGCAGGTGCGACAGGAGATACCGCAGGAGTTCCAGCAACTACGTTAATTGCTACTTGGTTTAATGCGCCTGAATAGTAAGCGTCTGAAACAGTTATGCAAATTCGGTCAATTCTTGGGTTAGAAGGGTTTGCGGTAGTAATTGTTGCTACTGTATCTGCGTCATTATAGGCAACATAAGTTCCCATATTGGTCGTAGTAGTACCTACGATTGCCGCCCAACCTTGTTTTACAATAACAGACATACCTGTAGGCGAATTTTGTGTGACTTGTAAGTTTGTTGGAATGGTTGATAAACCAACTACGCCAGTTGTGTAAAGTAGAGCCTGCATTGTTAAGCGGTCATTTTCAGCAGGGTGCGAGCCGTTTTGTAACCAAGACGGCGGTGTTCTTACTGCCATAGTTTCTCCTTATACATAAGTGTTATACCAACTAACAGTTGCGGTTGTAGTTCCAGCAAGAGTGCCTGTACCTGTCATATAAAACTGAGAAGTACCGACAGGTGCTGAAAACCAACTGCCTGAAGTCAATAAATTTCTAGCCGTTACGCCGTTCAATGTTACCAACTTATTATACAAATCAACTACAAGACTATCGGTATTTGAATACGTACCTGTAAAAGATAAGTAGTTGCCTTGTGTAACGTTTCCAAGAATAGGGTTTGTAATTGGTCCATTAAGGGTAATAGTTGGATAGGCGGTTGTTCTACCGCTATTTGTTACGGCTGTTGTAGTAGCCAAAGAACCGCCACCATAAGTCAAGTTATACGTACGGTTGTAAGTTCTACCTAACGGATTTGATACTACTAATGAAGCAGTTTGTAACGTACTGTCAAAATAAAATGGATTGGGGCAAAAAAATTCAATCTGAACGCGGATATATCCGTATGTGTAATCAGGGTCAATAGTAGTGCGGAAAGCACGAACACGCGCATTAATAAATTGTTCGGTAGAAGGTGGCACAATAAAATACAAAGGAGTTGTACCCGATTGTTGTGGCTTTAATGTGTTTTGTAACGTATTTAGATTTGTTTGCGCGCTTGTTGCGCCATTAGCCAAAACCAACATATTTACAGTAATAGTTCTGCCGCTATAAAAATCTTGTCCTGTAAATGAGCCGTCAGCATAACCACGATTATCGTCTTGTACGCGTAATGGTGGTACGCCTTCAAGCCCATCTACGGATTGAATTTGATATGGCGAACTTGTACCACCAAAAGATTGTCCGCCAAAAGAAAATTGATAACTGTTAGTAACTACAGGCATTAAATCACCGACAATCCAAATTTAGAAATACGAACAATAGTGTCTCCAATATCTTGCGGAGATGTTGTATCGTAATTTGTAACTGGCGCATTAACTACAACATTAGCCCTAGCACGTAAATGGGCGTCATAATCTTTATCGTTATTTTGATAAGGGTTGTAATTAGGTATTGGAATAACAGGTGCTTTAGGTGTTGGCGTTACTGGCGTTGTTGGACTACTTACAGAACTTACAGAAGCCATTGCCGCTTTTAGTGCGTTAATTGCGTCAATAGTCGCTTTAACATAATTTTGGATATTGGTTAATTTTTCATTAAATTCTTTTTCAATATCCGCTAAAGTTTCGGCAAGTGCTTTACGTGCCTCATCTTGCGCTTCCTGCATATCTTTATATGCTTGCGCCAAACCTTCAGCCAAATCATCATTAATTTGCTTTAATGAATCTTTGTAATCTTTGTCAATTTCAGCAAGAGCCTCAGCCAAATCTTTTTGCAAACTAGCAATAGATTCGTCACGTTCTTTTTCTGCCTCAGCCATAGCCGTATTAAAGTTGTTCATAATTTCGGCTTGCGCTTCAGAATAATTCTTTATTTGTGCTTTTAACGCTTCAGCAGTATCTTGCTGTGCTTCAAGATATGCTTGGCGTAATTCATCTGTGGCTAAAGTTGCACCAGTACTCATAGCACTAGCGAGCGCATTTAATCCGTTATTTGTTGTACTTTCCATTTCAAGATAAGTACTTTGTAACTCTTTAACAGTTTCAGGCGTAGCGTTTTTCAAAGATTCAGCAAGTTGATTTCCTACTTCTGGACCTTGTGCTACAACCTGCTCTATGAAAGTTTGCGAGAATCCTTGACTTGCTAAGTAAGAAGCATTTTCAGCAAGTTTCTTTGCGCCAGCCAAACGGCTCTTTAATGCTTCAAGTAATCCGTCAGCAGACTGCTTACCTGTCTCAGCAAGATTCTTGAATATATCGCCAACGTTAAATGAAGTACCTTGTTGGAAAGCGTTACGCAATCTATCTACAGATTGTTTAACAATAGATTCAAGTTTTTCTTGCCCTGCCTTTGTAATCTCAGCAATTTTATTTGTATTGTCTAATGCGGCTTTTGCTAAATCGTCAGCCTTCTTTTTATTAAGGCTTGCCATAGTATCATTAAACTTTTTTTGCGCGTCAGCAATCTTGGCTTGTGTATCTTTAGTTATCTTCAAACGTTTTTCCGCAGTATCTTGTTCTAACTTAGCAATTTTCTTTGCGGCTTCTGCTCGTAATGAAGAAACTTTTTCGTTGTATGACTTTTCAATATCAGCCATTTTTTCGGTAAATTTTTTCTTAGCCTCAACAACTTTATCGTTTAATGAAGCAACAAGTCTCATTGCATCTTCATTTTCTTTTTTAATTGCTTCGGCTTTATCTTTTGCGGCTTTTATTTCTTCAGGAGTTGGTCCTTTTGCTATGCCACCTTTTACGTTACCACCAACGTTAAGATTATCTATGCCGCCACCAAGATTTACTTTGATTGGTTTATTCAATTTATCAAGATTAGCCGCAAGTGATTTGGCTTTAGCAGAAGCCTTGTCTGCAAAATCAGATACGCCGTCAAGACCCTTATTTAATAAATCAAGACCAGCCTTAGCGTACTTACCAACACCGGGCAAATGTGATAACGCACTTAACAAAGTTTTCATAGGCGTAAAAACTAATTTCAACATTGCTTCGCCAACTTTGCCAACCATTGGAATTATTGAAGCAAAAGCCATAAGCCCTGCTTTACCAATAGCAATTACACCTTTGCGGAAAGTTTCAGATTTGTTCCAAAGCAAAACCATAGCACCTATAAGTAATGTAACAGCAGAAACAATTAACCCAATAGGATTTAACTTCATCGCGGTATTAAGTGCTATTTGTTGTCCTGTTAATAATGCTGTAGCAGTTTTTTGTACTGCGGTAATAACTGTCCAAGCCTTAGTCAAAGCCATTTGAACTTTTATTGCGGCGTTATATGCGGCAAGCGCAACTGTTACAGTTAAGAAAATTCCGCCTAAAATTTTGAAAGCAGTAGCGTGATTTTGAATAAACTTGATACCACGATTCAAAGTTTCAAGCATATCTTTTATTAACGGCAAAAGAATTGACCCTAATGATTCAGCCGTATCGTTAAAACGTTCACGAACAATTTGCATTTGTACGGCAAAAGTTTTAGTAGCGTTTTCTGCTTGCGTACCAATTTTTGTATTTAATTGGTCCATAGCCTTAGCGATTGCTTCTGACTTTGGCAAAGTAGTATCTAGTTCAATACCCATTTCCTTGAACGCTTTAGCATTACCCATACTTGCCTTAGCCAAAATTCCAGACGCTTCAGCAAGTCCAATATTTTTAGTGCGCGCTACATCTGCTGATAGTGCTAATAACTTTTGCGATTCATCAAGGTCGCCAGTAGTACGCAATAAAACTTCTAAACCTGCGGCGGCAGCGTCATCAGCAAAACCTAAGTCAATATATGATGACGCTAAATCTTGAACAGCCTTACGATTTTCTGCGGTATTAACGCCAACAGAAGACATAGTTGTACCAAGTTTGGTCATTACAGTTTCGGCTTCAAGTGCTTCCTTGATACCAACAGCGGCAAAACCAGCAAACGCAGTACCCATAGCAAATAGCGCGCCTGTAGCCAACTTAGACGCTTGTTGCATTCGGTCAATACCAGCACTAGCCTTACCTGAAGTGCCGTCCATTTTGTCTAACTCTTTATTGACTTCTTTAAGTTCGGCAATAGCCTTATCAGCAATAGCCTTGATTTCAATAATGGCTGGTGGTAAAAATCCTGTCATTATTTACCGCCTACAGATAAATGTTTGCGAACTAATTGTGGCAACATTGGTTGGAACTGCTTGAACGCAGGAGCCATAAATGGGAATCCCTTCATAGCGGTAGTTCCTCTCCAAGACGGCGGTGCGTATTCAGCACCTAACTCTACTGCACGACCATAAACCATTGTTGGACCAACGATTACTTCGTACTTGGCAAATCCTACCTTGCGTTTTTGTCCGCGTATAGAACGGCGCAAGTTACCAGTACGATTCATAGGTGGTTGTCCTGCCGTTGCTTTATCCCAAACGCCATCAGTTTTTCCGCGCTTACCTTTGATTTGTTCTTTGGATAATTGAATCAAAATAGACATAGCCTCAGTAGCCAAGTTTTCCGCGCCTTGACCAATGTTGCTTTCCATTTTATCTAACGATTGTCTAACCAGTTTGAGGTTTGTTGATATCACTTTCCACCTGCTTCACTATGCTAGATATTCCAATTAACCAATCCATTAAAGCCGCAGGTTGTTCATCTACTTGCGCAGGTGTCCAACCAAACTCTTTAGCACAAAGGTAATAAAACCATTGTTCATCGGGATACGTAAAGGCTTCGTGTCGTTCGCCACCTTCAAGTAACCATTTTAATCGTTGGAGTTGTCGAAAGGGCTTTCTGTATCCTTTTCTGTTTCCTCAGATTGCGCCAACTTTGGGAATAACGCTTCTTGCGCTTCTTTAGTTTGCGCTACCAAAAAGTCATAATCAGCCATTTCTAATTCATCAAGAATTGAAATTTTAACTGACGGCAAAAGTAGTTCAAGAGTCCAAGATTCAATAAGAACAGCAATCAAGCCGTCTGTAAATGAAAGTGCTTGCATAATGCCTTCATCTTGCTTAGAAGCATTAGCGTAAATCTTTTTGCGGTCTTTAACACGTAACTCATTAGGGTCACGTAGTACTACTTCAGCCCCACTTTTTGGTAATTTAACTTTCTTACTTGCCATTTGTTTTCCTTCCGATATGTTTTATTGTGCCTTCCAGTTTTCAATAATAGGGTGCTTGGGGGTGGGAGCAGGGAAGGCGTCTGCTACAACCAACCCCCAAGCACTACTGTTCAGAAACTATGCGTAAGTTCCTGAAGCCTTTGCGTTCTGTAGAACCCACTTAATTGGAGCAAAGCCACCTGTCGCACCAGCGTCAGTTGCATTTCCTTGTCCGTTAAGTTCAACAGATACAGATACGTAATCATCTCCGCGCTCGATTACTGCGGCTGTGTAAGCACCCTTAGTAATTGTTGCTTGGATTTGAGTTGCGCTTGCACCAGCACCCTGCGCCCAGTTAAGAACGATTGCTGGCTGTGTGTTATTTAGGAAGCGTGTTAGTTCAGTATCGTTTTCCATAATGAACTTAAATGAACCTGTAACTTCTACTGGTCCAAGATAAACGCTAAATGGATTCTGTGTATTTGAGATTCCATAAATAGGCGTTACGTTACGCTTCATTGAAATAGAACCTTCAACAGCGGTGCTTACAGCAGAACCACCAATAGATACAGTACCAACCCAAACAGGAGTAGGTAGTAGTGTGCTAAATGTAGGTGTAGGTGCTGTTGTTGTAGCAGATTCCCAACCAGTTGATTTTGTATCAAATTCCAACATTCCGTCTGCGTTGAAAGACAAAGTGAAATCTGAGAATTGGCAACCTGGGTATTGACGAACTGCCGCCGCATAGAAATCTGTTAGTGTGTAAGAAATTGGTTGGTCATCTGCCGCTGCCGCAAGGCTATTCTTTAGCGAGATTGTATGTGTAAAAGGTGCGCTTGCGCCTGTAGTTGCTACAGAGCCAAGCAAACCTGCTAATGGATAACCAATTTGGTCTGCGAATACTGCGCCACCAAAATCAAATGTTGAACGTGTGCGACCCTGAATGTAGTTGTAATTAACTACGTTAGAACCACGCAAGCCGTTATCGTATAGTGGGTCAATAATATCTGCTGGCTTTACTGAATCTTTGCTAACAAGCAAATAATCAGTTGCCGCTACTGGTGTACCTTTTGTTGCTTCCTTTGCAATTCCTATAAAGGAACGTACGGAACTCATTACTGCCATTTAGTCACTCTCCTGCTTTCAAGTCTGATACTTCAGACGCTTTTACGTTGGTTGGTTTTGCGCCTACAGGAGTAATTTCTGCGGCAACAAAGTTTTCAGGTGCTTCAAATTCTTCGTTTGGTTTCACCACGATACCAAGCGAAGGAATCACTCTTTCATCTGTTCCTGTGTATTTGTACTTCATAGTTTCTCCTATGCTTGTATCATTTCGGTTACGTCAAACTGTAATTCAGCAAATATCTCCGTTGCGCCTTCTTGATTTGTTGCTGGTTCACCGTATGACCCATTAATTATAGGCTCTGCGCCTTGCCAAACCAAGGTGCCTGTTGAATCACCAAAGTTGTGGTTGGAACGTAGCCGTGTCTTAATGTTATCAATAAGTGTATCAAAATCTGTCATAACATCTTCAGCGTTTCTATGCTGGCTGAGTAGATACACTTGAAGTATTACAGAATAATCAACGCGCTTCCAACCGTTAGTTGCACCGCCGATAGCCAAGCGTGATTCGTTTTCAGATTGAATAAAAATAACAACCGCGCCACGTGACATCTGACCTACGCTTGCGCCTTGTTGAAAGTTAATACGCTTTGGAAAAGATGTGAAAACTTGGTTGAGGTTTGCAATAGGTGGCGTAGTAAGGAATGTGTATAACGTAGCGCGTACGCCTGTACGTCCTGCCATTAACGTATCCTGCGATAGAGTTGAACCATTTTCAAAGCAAGCGCAATTTCATTTCCGTAACGCTGATTGCCTTCTACGTTATTCTGTGGAAATGTTGTAATGCTCATAGTCATAGAAGTATCACCGCGAGCGCGTAGGAAAGCAGTTGTAACCAAGATAGTTGCTTCTTTGATTGCGTTAGGTAGATTTCCAAACGTTACACCTGCGGCGTGTGTATAAAGTAGCGCGCTTGTTAATGGAACTGTAGTTGAACCAAATACATAGTTACTTGCTACTGTTACTTGTTCGCTGTTTGCGCCGTCAGAGATTCGATAAACGCCGTTTGGCAAAATACCACTAGCGTCTGAAACTGTCATAGAAGTCGCGCCTTGCGT